ATGTCACAACTCGCTTTTTGGCAACAGAAAACGCTGGCGGAAATGTCAGAACAAGAGTGGGAATCGCTGTGCGACGGGTGCGGGCAATGCTGTTTGAATAAGCTGATCGACGAAGATACCGACGAGATTTATTTTACCAACGTAGCCTGCAACCAGCTCAACATCAAATCCTGCCAATGCCGTAACTATGAGCGGCGCTTCGAGCTGGAAGAAGACTGCATCAAACTGACGCGCGAGAATCTCACTACCTTTGAGTGGTTGCCACCGACCTGCGCCTATCGCCTGATCGGTGAAGGCAAGCCGCTGTTCCCCTGGCATCCGCTGCTGAGCGGTTCCAAGGCGGCAATGCATGGCGAGCGCATTACGGTGCGGCATATCGCGGTGCGTGAAAGCGAGGTGGTGGACTGGCAGGACCATATCCTTAACAAGCCGGACTGGGCTAAGTAGGAATTTGAATTAGAAGGGTAATTCTTTCACTTAAAAGATGCTTGGGGCATCTGTGGGGCATTGCTCTTAAAGTTTGCGTTTAAAATGCTCAGCTGATCCTGGTTATTGTCGCTCATCCACTTGCCATACACTGTGTAAAGCATCTGTGCTGACGAGTGGCCCATTTGCGCCGCGATGAAGTTTGGATTCACTCCTGCGCTTAGCGCCCAGCATGCGTATGTGTGTCTCGACTCATACGCTTTGCGATGCCTTATTCCTGCTCGTTTTAAAATGAAGTTCCAGGTAGAACCAAAAGATCCTGGCCCATACCAATCTCCTCCTTTACCATTCCTCGCCGTCAATCTTGGCACAAACACAAAAGTGCATTCATCAACACGGGTTCTGCCAAACTCGCGTAGATGGACGCTAACCTTGTGCTGCTTTCCAAGCCTGGTGTATTCCATTTGGCTTTTGAGTGCTTGTATCGCTGCATCAGTAAGGTTTATGGTCCTAATGCTGCTGTCGGTTTTTGGCGGAGTGAAATGGCCTTTCATCGCGATGTTCCGTCTTATTGTGATTGTCCAATTCTTTGTGTCGATATCCTCCCATGCAAGCGCGCTAATCTCGCCATGCCTCATCCCCGTATTAACGGCGAGTACCCACAAATTTCTTATCTGCTCAGAAGGAACAGCGTCAAGCAGCCTACGGTACTCATCGCGGGTAAGTGGGTCCGGCTCTGACTTGCTTTTGCGAAGCGGTTCAACCCCAGCAAATGGAGACTTTTCAACATAACCGCTTCTGGTTGCAAACTCGAAGAGGCCGGAAAGACATGCCATATAAACGTTTACCGTCCTCACCGTACGACCCTTCTTCGCACATCGCGTTTTCTGGTATTTTCCGCAGATTTGATAACCAGTTAGCAATTCCTTCCTTGTCTTTAAAATGTCTTCGTGTGTTATTGCTGAAATAAGCCGCTCGGGCCCCAATATCTCAGTAGCAACCTTGATATTTGAGGTATAGCGACTGATAGCATTTAAGCTGATTTCCATGCGTTTCAGCTCCAGCCACCGCGTGGCAACCTCGCCTAGAGTTATGCCAGGAGCGACGAAACCAAATTTAGCGAGGTTGTTTGACTGCGGGAACTGTGCGGCATAGTTAAAGGAGCCAGTCTTTATTGCATAGCAGACTGAGGAGCGAAGCTCCCCGGCTAGCTTTCTGTTCTTTGCTGTGTCAGGGACGCCGAGGTTTTCTCTTACCCGTCTTCCTCGATAGATGAACCACAAACGCAGAGAGCCTCCATGGCTCTCTACTCCGGTTGGATAGGTTGACATAACGACTCCTCGTTAGTTGATAGGGAGAGGCATTTAAGCAGAAATTCTGCGGCGTTTCGCGGGGCTTTGTCTTTCCACCCAATTATCAACCTCGATTCGGTTGTACATGATTGTGCTGTTCGGTGCCGGATTCATGTCTGCTGACACGTGCCGATATTCGCGGCCCTCCATCCAAGAAGATCGCCTGGCATGTTGGATCATGTGTGTTGTCATGCCGGTAAGCGTTATCAATACGTCTTCAGAAACCCACTTGTTGGGCGTAAGGTTTATCACTTCGCTCATGATTATGCCTACACTAAGCTATTGAATGGTGATATTGGCAGGGGTGTTATATTCGTGAGATGACTGCTCGGCGATCAACTTCACGCCTGGCTTGACGATCTGCTCGAGAATCGCCATCTTACCGGCATACTCTTCATCATCAGCCGCTCCGAGATAGATGGTGATCATGCGGCCATCAAAGATGAGTAGGGCGCTTTGTTTTGTTCTCATGCGACACCTCGTTGCCTGTCTGCCTTTATCCGGCGTTCGTAGTCTTCAGCACAGCTGTCGCCGAGACAGAAATTACCTTTGTTGATGGTTTCACCGCACCAATAACAGCGTCCAGTAAACACCATTGAAGGCTTAGGCCGGTTGGATAAGGCGGAGAGGATAATCAGCTCTTCTTGCTCTTGTGCGTTGTCGATGATGTCAGCCATGTTTAACTCCTAATCCTAAAATGTTCTCGACATCATCAGCGCCACAGCCGGATGCCATGATTGCTTGTCCTTCATGCAAGAATACTCGAACAGGAGCAGGCATAACGCCTTTTCGCTCCCACAGTGCTTGATGAAGTTTCTGCTGCAATGCATCCGTGCTAACGCGCCCGTCAGTGAAATAGGCGCGGGGAATCCTGACGCTGATAGTGTCCATAGTTGTTACTCCGCTTGGAGATAGGGCAACAAAAAACCCGCCGTAGCGGGTTCATGTCAGTTGGTTAGATTTACTTCTTGCCGTTAGCCTCTGCCATCTGCTGATAGCGCGGGTCATTCGGACCTGGGAATTTGTGGCTCTGGCCACGGTAATGCTGAAGTCGTTCCTGGAAGTATTCACGCAGATGCGCTGGCTGCTCTTCTTCAACTTGCGCAGGCACAATCGGCATATTCATGCGCTCTTTGTAAGCTACGCCTGAAGCAGCCAAGTCCACGTTAACCTTCTCGCGATCTTCCGGTGATTTATCCGCTATGTTGTATGACATCGCCCAATCCTATATCAGCTCAAAGTCATCATCGAACGTTGCAAAGTTTAGCTCTGCAGCGCGCATCTCGAGGATAAATTTGATGCCGTCATGTAGTGAAGTTGGCCGATCATACTCCAGAACGAAGCGATCGTGATAGGTGCGTCCTAGCCAGTACCCGCCGCCGTATTCCTTCAGCCTCTGGAAGAACACCCAGCCACCTTCTTTGGGATACTCTAGCGTCTCTCCTCGGTAAACAACCTGATAGCCGCTGTCGTTTTTCGTAGTCATAACTCACACCATAAAAATACTGTTCATGCATACAGTATAGTTATGGTTGTCTGTGAGTCAATTCCCACCCTCCGGCACTGCTGGCGCTGGCGGGGCGGTGAAAAGTTCGGTGCCATGCGGCAGGTCTTTGCCGCCGTTTTGCCAACAGATGCTTCCACTTGCGGCTTGGCGACGGTCAACCAGCGCCACCGGCTGCGCCTCCCGGTCATCGCGTCCTTTCCAGCCCTCCCACATCGCAGCGGCCATGATGAACCACATGCTGCCGCATCCTTCCTTCTTCTCATCGAAGAACCAGTTTACGAACTCTATGCTCATTTCGTTTTGCTCAGCAAACTGCTGGCGTTCGGTCGTTGATGTCATACTCCCTCCTTAATCATGAGGAAGACAATCGCCACTGCTCGCAGCGGGTTTCTGTGCGTAGCGTTCGCTCCCGATTCATGGCTCGCTTGCCATACAGTTTTTCCTGACGGTGAGAGGCCGATTTTGTGTTTCTTCATGGCATGGAATAGCTCTTCCGAGCGCCGAAGCGGGAAGAATCCAGTGGTCTGCACTGTGTTAAACCAATTCCATGAAAGCTGTGCGCCAGTCTTGTCGATTGGGTTGACGACCGCGCTGTATTTTGGCTTTAGGTAATAGGCCAGCCTTACGCTGATTTCGCCGTCGCTCATATTGCTGTAGTCTCGCATCCTACTCATCCCCCTCTACGGTGAAACCAGCGGCGCGGATTTGCTTTTTGGCGTGCTCAACGCCCTTCACCCATGCTTTCAACTGTTCATCAGTGCACCAGTGAGCCATGATGGCTACTGACTCGAAGTCGCAGTTTTGTAGCTGCACCGGCGTAGCCAGCCGCTTTTCTGCGTCGCCAAGCCGTCGGCCTAACCCGGCGTTTGTCTTCTCCAGCGAGTCGATTCTGTCCTGCTGCTGATTGATGTGGTCGTCCTGTGATTGATTGGCGCGTTCCAACTCTGCGATGCGCTTCTCTGCATCCTCGGCGCGTTTCTTCCATCCGGCAGACTCTCCAATCCAATATTGAGCCACCTTATCCAGGGCGGAGACGTACTCTTGCGAGTAGAGGGGCTGGAAATCGTGACGACCGTAAATATTTGCCTTTCTCTCCAGCGATACACGATCACCGCCGTCGGCATTCTTGAACTTCCACGCCACCGGCTTGCTCAGTTCTCTCAGCTTATTGTCCATGACTGTAGTCCTTCAGGTAGTCCAGAAGCTTCAGGATTGCCCAGCAGTAGAGGCTGAACAGTAAACCTGCGAGAAAGTACGAACCGAACCCGGTAGCGGTTACTGTAACCACCTTGATCTGCAGGATTGCCACCACCAAAATCAGAATGCGAATTACGCCGATTAACGTGCTCATAATGCTTTCTCCTGGGCCTCGCCCTTAACCGTTTTTACCGCAGCTGCATACGCCTCGTTATCGCTCATGCCAGCATTAACATTCATCCAGAAGTGCCGCTCGATTCGTGCCTCTTCGACAAGGCGATTTGCTCGGCGCTGGCTGCGGGATGGCTTTCCTTTGTCGGCGAAATAGACTGTGCGGATTGTCGATGGCCAGCCTGACATCTGCTTTCTATTGCTAAGCCATACCGGCATGCACAACAACCGACGCGCCGCTCTGTTGCTCTTACGCTTAGCCATGCTCACACCTCTAGGGAAAGTTGAGGCGTGAATCGTTCAGCCTCTTCGTTGTATTCCAGAGTGCCGGGGCTATTGAATGCCTCGATACGCTCTGCCATTACCGATGCGCGCGTTTCTTTCGACGCGGGCGAGTAAGTGCCTTGCCACTTTTTATCTATGCCGATGTTGCGCGCTACGTTCGTGCTGTCAGCGCTCGACAGTGGCAATTTTGTGAAAATCAGCGGGTTCAGCATGCGTAGTCCATGAAGTTTCGTTATCGGCTGGCCGTGCTTATCGACAACGTGCCGGATAATGTCTTTCATGCGCGTTACTGAAATGGACGGCTTGCGGACGTCGTACTCACCGCAGCTGCCGATGGCAACGCGGGGATACTCATGGCAAAGGCGGATGAAGCGATCATCGCTTTCGTTCATGTGCCAGACAGGCACCCCGTGGAACTTTCCGTGCGGCCACTCACAGAGCAATGCATCGTTCTCTGCTGCGCCGCCGTCTATCACGTCAGGGATAATCGCAAAGTCGAAGCCAGGGTGATTTTTCCAGCGCTCGACAAACGCGTAATAATCAGACCAGTCGATTTTGTTTTTACCCGCAGCTTTCCACGCTGAAAACGCGCCGTTGTCGATAGCGAACGACTGGCAGATTTCAGCTGCCAACCCGAGCTGGCTGTCGTGCACAAACGAGATAAACGCATGCCGCGCGCGCCACGCTTTCATAGCGCACGTATCAGGCGTAATAGGGCCGCCGTGGTAGTGGATCATTGTTCCACCTCCCTAGCGCTGTCTACCACCCGACGAAACTCGATAACCCACACCCAGGGGTTGGCGCGCCAGCTTTCTTCTCCGTAGATGGATTGCCATAACTCACTGAATGCCACCTGGTGCATCATGTGTTCGTGACCAGGGCAAACACCAGCTTTCACGCCTTCAGCCTTAGCATCATCTACGCCGATATCGTTCAGCCGCTCAACGCGCACGGCGGTGATTTCCAGCGTGATGCGGGAGGCCCAGCGCGGCATGTGGATTGATGGGCGCCAGTTGCCTTCTGCACCACTAATCAAATCTGCATACCATTGTGCAAACCAATACTTTTCAAGATTTGGGTCTTCTTCCTCGCCATCGTCTTCACCTATGAAACGAAGACCATCATCAGCTCGGTAAGCAATGGCTGGGTGACCATCATGATTTACATCGGCCCACGTCTCCCGCACCCATAGCCGATCGCCTACCCGGCCGAATGGGCAATGTTCGCGGTAATAGCTCTGGCTGTTGGCGTGGTCGATGCCGGACTCCAGCGGGTAGCATTCGCCTACTTGTGAAGCCACGTCGATCAGGTGCAGATGCCGATCGCTGATTGCTCGCCGCGTCTGGGTCTTGCGGCCGTCGAGAATGGCGCGAACCATCTCGCCGTTGAAAATCACTGGGCGCTCTTTCATTTGGCCTCCTCAAGCTCACGCGTCAACTGAGGAATAAACGCCTCTTTGTAATCGATCAGACGGTCAATCCAATAACCAGAGCTTTTATCGTTGGCATTAATCCGCTTTGCCAATTCCTCGCACTTATCGAAAGGCAGGCTGTATGTCGGTACTATTTGGGCCATCCCAGCCATTTTTTCACCGAATGATTGGGATAGCTTGAGCGCATAGCATTTGTGAATAATCGAACGAGTTACGGTTACGCTGTTCATTTGGCCTCCCGTAGCTCTCTTGCGAACCGGCAAGCCAAGAACACGACGTGCTTATAAGCGTTGCCCTTGGCAGTATTTGCCTTTTCGCATTGATATTGTTTTCCGAGGAAGTCGGAAAACTTCTCAACTCCCTGCGCATGGATAGCTGCAAGTGCTGCGTCAGTGGTGGGGGTATCAACAGCGCACATGCTTTGAATGTGTGGCGATAATCCATAGCTACCGGAAATCAACGATAGTGCTGCGGACAGCGCCGCATTCTCCACAGCCAGCGCATCGGCTCGTTTCTGCTGCGCATCGCGCTCAGCCTCGAGCGCGCTCACCGTCTGCTGGTGGGCATCAAACTGGACGTATTCACCATGCTCAGCTTCACGCGCGAAAGCCTCAAACCGTACGGCGTGCATTCTGTAGTCGGGGTTAAACCGCTTAATGGTTGTCATGCTTCGTCTCCCAGTACCCAGCGGAGCGCCTGAGCGTAATCACCGCTCGCACCTTCCAGGGCTTTCGTTATTTCTTTTCGGGACTTCATGCGGGGTTTGGCATCGCCAATGACCTGACGCTGCCGGCGCGCTTTTTCGTGGCCTTTAGTGCCAGCAGTTGCCGCTTCAACCTCTTTCACTTTTTCGCGCTGTTCGTCGGGCGTGAGGTTCGCCAGCTGGCGCGCCTGGGTAACGGTAATGTCGCCAGATTCAACCGCATCTTTAACGGCCTGCGTGGCATCGAGTAGTGCGAGAGTGGCGCGGATCGTCTGCACGCCGACGCCAAACATCAGCGCTAAATCTTTTTCGTCGTGACCCCGCGTCAGCGCATCAGCCATTTTCTTGGCACGGCCCAGCGGCGTGTCTGCCTGAAAGATTTCATTGGCACTAATCATCACCTCAGCAACGCTAAACGGCGATCCGCGTCTGACCACTGCCGGCACCAGAAGAGGTTTTTTGCCTTCTTCCCGCAGGCGTTTATTGGCTTCGAGGGTGTTTTTAACCCGCTGACGACCTTCAACGACGCATGAGCGACCCGTCTCTGGGTCTTTCCAGATAATGATTGGTTCCAACATCCCTAATTTCATGATGCTAAGCACAGTCGGCTCATGGAGAGGAAGGTGGATGCGTTCGTCGTAAAGCGGGTGCGTTTTATCGGATACCAGGTACAGATTTTCCGGCTCGAACATCAGCACGTTGGTTTTACCGCTGGCGCCGTAGGCTTCCGTTGAGTTTTTGGCCATGCATCAACTCCAGACCGCGCCGGCAGTCAGCAGGCACAGGGTAAAAATGAGAAGGTAGAAGAGGTGTTTGCCGTGGTGGCGCTTAGGGGCGAAATCGCCCCCGGTCAGGTCGTACTTGTGCTGAATACGGGCGTTGAGGCTTACCATGTCGGCCTCCGCTGCTGAGTGTGCAGGCGGCGCTGCAGTGTTCTGATGTTCTGGCGGACGACGTACACCGGCGCGCAGGTATCGGCACAGACGAGGATTCTCACGGCCTTATATCTGCCGTCTTCGTAGCGCTGAATGCTCACGGCCTGTTTGGCTACGCCGCGGGTTTGCCCGCAGTGCTCACAGCGTTGGGTGGTGGTTTGCATAACATGTCCTCTCAATGAAATTCACATGGGCAAAGGCGCTGCCTGAGTTGATGCACGCGCTCGGTTTCCCTACGGTTCCAGCACACTGGAGCAGCGGGCAGCGCCTTTGCTGATGTGAAAAAAAAGAGCCCCGACGAGCGGGGCAAAGGATGTGACAAGGGAAGTGGTACTGAGCAGGATTGTGATTTCTCACGCACCTGGTGGCGCATCGAACCGGGGATTTATACTGTGTAGATATAAATTAGGAACCGAAACGATACGCCACCAGATAGGTGAGATGCCGGCGTTAACCGGCGATATATACGCAGCCTGCTATGGTTACGGCCCACAGGCACAGGCCAGCCATGACGCTGTAAACCAGCGCCTTCCATCCGTTTAAACTCATAATTGCCTCAGTGCGCCCCTTAGGGCGCGGTGGGTGTTAGTTGTTCACGCGTTCCAGCGTTGCCCGGTGGTTTCCCTGAAATGTCCAGTCGCGTTTTTTTCCAAAATATCCGGGGATCTCATTCCCGCTAAGCCAAACGCCATTAGCAATTGTTGTTTTTTCTGGCCCCATGTCGTCGCGGTAAGGCTGCGAAATGTGGCGCACGCTCGATATTTCAAACAGCGCACCGTAAAAACTGATCTTGTCACCAACCTTTAGATCGATTGTTCGAATGCTCGTTGTCATCGTGTAACCCTCTGCTGTTAGTCGGCCATCTGACGAGCAAACCAACGTTGCGCGCCAGCTGCGGTTTTAAAGTCGCGGCTTTTGGTGAACGTCATCGCGGTAAACGTGCCGTCGCCGTTTGGGAAAACGCCGGTCTTTACTGTTTCGTTGTTGCCCATATCGTGAGTAGTATTCATCGCTAATCCTCAGTGGTTTTATGCCTGCCGCCCAACGCTGGCAGCGGCAGGGTAAAAGCACTCCGTAACCGTTACATTTTCCAGTCCTCCAGTTGTCTGCCTGTTCACGTTGCTGGGTCAGGTCCCGTGCTTATGTCCCCTTACACCCGTCATAGCCGAAGCTGATAAGAGCAAGCGGGGTTAAAAGTCTTTCTCCCTAAAGAACGTCTCCGGTCGATCCCTCTCGGGGCCGGGGAGTGATTGCATCGCTCACCCCTGGGCGTCTTACCTGTGTGGCTTCCTGCCGGTGACGTTGTTGCTGTCGATGGATTTAATTTATGCGTATAACGCAAATGCGTCAAGCGCAAAAATAAGCGTGAATTTGTGTTTTTACGCATATGATTGAAATTTCTGGTTAAATAATTTGCGTGAGGGAATGGATTTTAGGCACAAAAAAAACCGGCCTGGGCCGGTTTGATTGCTTATATGTGGTTTACCAGGTGGATGAAGACCAGAAAACCCGACCAAGAACAACTAGTTGTTCTTTTCTTTGTTGGAGGGTAAGGACTTCGTCTTTAAACTCTTCTCGATTCATTGAGCGGATCACGACACCGCCGTCTGGCTGCTCAATAAGATATTTTACTCTAAGCAGGTCACCATGACGGATGCCATAGGCCTTGCCATCCCGGATGCGCGTATCGTCGGTGTTAATGCCTACTACATCACCGTCAGACAATCTCGGCTCCATACTGTTGCCGATCACCCGAACAAGTTTGGCCGCAGAAATAGACACTCCCAACTTGTGAAGATAGTAACGCCGGAAAATTAAGGCAAACTCTTCTTTTTCCACAATTTCGACACTGCCATCACCTGCAGCAAAATGAACGTCAATTAGTGGGATCTCCACAAATTCCTCGCTGTCCTGTGCGCCATCCTCCCACACTGAGGCTTTAAGCCTGGTTGGCTGAGCATCAGACTCTGGGGATAAGTTTTCGAAAGGCAAGTCTGGCCTGAAAAGGTCGCTAACAGGGCGCTCGAAGAAGTCAGCAATCTTTCTGATCATCTCATCACTATAGCCCTGCTTAGCCCTCTCCAGACGAGAGATGTTCCCTACGTCGCTATCTACAGCATTCGCAAGGTCAGCAAGATTAAGCCCCTTCTTAACGCGAAGGTGCCGGATGTTACGACCTACAGTAGGGTCGATTTCTTTAGGTAGCTTCTTTTCGGTTTCCATGCCGTCATTTTTCCACTCATGTGCGTCACACGCAAAGCGTCTTGCGCAAAAATGAAATGCGCATTAATATGCGTGTAGCGCAATTAAAAGGGGCCGCTATGCAAACACCACTTAGAAATATGCGTGTAAAGAAAGAGCTCAAGATCACTGACGTAGCCCACGCGGTCAATTGTGACCCTGGTTACCTGAGCCGAGTAGAGCGTGGCGTGCATACAGCATCGCCTGAGCTGGCTGAAAAGCTCTCTCGATTCTACTCCGGTGAGATCACTGAGCTGCAAATTCTTTACCCAAAACGTTATACGCGAGCCGGCGAAAGCCAGCCGTCAATCATCAACCAATCACTGTAAGACAACGGAAATTGTAAATGGAATCAGTCGCAACAACACGCAACGAAGCTCAGGCGATTCAGAGCGACATCATGAGCCGCATTGCAGCTATCGGGGTGACAAGCCTGGCCGGCGCGATCGGCGTTGATAAATCGCAGGTGAGCCGCTGGCAGAGCAAAGGAGGGCTGGTGGAGAAAGCGAGCCTGCTGCTGGCCGCCACAGGGTTTCGGCGTTCGGAAACCATGCTGACGTTCAGGGGCGAGGAAACTGCAGAACTGGCGCGCGGGTTAATGGCGATGCTGGAGCACATCCGGGAACCAAAGACGGAATAGGGGGCTTTATGGCCTGGGACACGTTTGTTTACGACAACATCAAGAAGCAGCTGGTGAAAGAGGGATTCAGCGAAGCGCTGGCTCAGGGGGGGCATCACACGGGGCAGACCTTTACCGGCGGAAGTCGCAGGCGAGCAGGAAGGGGATGATTTATGACGACTGTCTCACGCTTGCGCGCCAGTACGTACTTGCGAGCTGTACTAAGGAAGAGAAGCCGGAATCAGGGAAGAAGAAAAGCCGAACAGCTGCAACTGCTCGGCCATCACTTTTCTAACTGGGAGTTCTGCAATGAACAGCCTGATTGTTATCGATATGTCGGTATCTCGTCAAGGGTTGAAAAATGTCCGGCTCGCAAAGCACTGAGCTCGATCGGTATTACACGGACTGGCGGGGCGTGCAGGTTCACGTCATTCGTTGGGATCGGGCTGAGCGCCAGGTCATTTTCACGCGAGAGGGTTATCCGCATGAGTGCATGCAGCCCCTTGAGAGATTCAAAGAGAAATTTAAGCGAGTCGAAGTATGAGCATGAACCTAATGGCGCAGGCTATGAGCATCAAAGTGGGCAACCCACTGCGCAAGTTGGTGCTGATCAAGATAGCTGATAACGCGAACGACAAGGGCGAATGCTGGCCGTCATATCAGCATGTCGCTGACCACTGCGAGTGCAGTAAAAGCGCTGTGCGCGCGCACATTGAGGCATTGATTAAGATGGGGTTACTCACCAAAGAGAACCGTCTTGGCGTGAACAACGGCAAGGGCAATACCTCGAATCTCTACTATCTGACCCTGGATAACCCTGTGCCGTCAGAAAGCATAGCCCCCTGTGCCGTCAAAAAGCATAGCCCTATGCCGCCAAAAAGCACAGGGGTATGCCAGCAGGTGACACAGGGTATGCCGTCAGAAAGCACACCCCCTGTGCCGTCAGATGGCACCAGAACCAGTCACTCTTTTGAACCAGTCATTGAACCAAAAGAAAATCCCCCCAAAGCCCCCCAAGGCGATGCGGTAGCAGAGAACCCATCGGCTGAGGCTGGGGAAGTTCTCGATTTTCTGAATGAAAAAATCAACGGCAGGACGCCAAAGCGCGCCGACACGTTGCGTGAGATTACCGAGCGCCTGGCTGAAGGCAACAGCGCCGCCGAACTGAAGCTGGTGGCTGAACACCGCGCAAGTCTGCTGCTGGGCGATCCGAAGATGGGCCACATGCTCAGTGCCAAGATGATTTTCGATGCTGTCCGTTTCGGTGGTTATCTGGCAGCCGCCAAAGCCTGGAATCGTCAGCGCAGCCACAAAGCCGCTATGGCCGAAGCAGTCGAACAGCGGCGCCAAGAGCCAGTGGCCGGTGACGCCCCGGAGATTGATTTTGATGAGGCTTTCGATCGCCTGATCCGTGATGCAGCGATGCCAGAAAATGACGCTGAGAAACGCGCGCAGCAGCAGGTACGCAAGAACGGATTTGGAAACGTGGACGAGAGCAAGGCTCGCCAGCAGTGGCGCCCAATTTTAACCAGAGCTTACGCAATGTCAGGAGTTCAGGCATGAGAGCGATAGTCAAAGCAGCGGTACAGCGTGATCTGGGTATTGCCCTGATCCCGGTTGACGAAAAGCTGGCGTTTCACATGACAGGCCGCGTGATGGTTTCCACGCTGCCGAAAGAATTCAAAGACGCGCCAGAAGGCATCCTGCCAGCGGTGGAGCATGAGATCGCCAACGACCCACGGTTACAGGGTTTCTTCGCCCATGAGCGCGTCACAAACGCCTGTGGCGGGGTTAACGCTATTGAAGCCTGGGCGACGCAGTTCACGAAATGCCAGTACAGCAAGCATGATCTGCCGGAGACAATTCTGGACACAGAGCGCGTAGGTAATTCGGCCGTTCGCATCTGTCCTGGGTGCTACAAAAAAAGCCTCGGTGTATCGCCGAAGCTGGAAAAAATCGCCGCCCGCAACACGGCGCGCTGGGTTGTGGCAACGGCAAAACACCGCCTGAAGTCTGAGGGACAGCTGACAATCCCTGAGCTGATGCTGTGGGCCATGCTGTCCGGCGTATTCGACCTGATCCCCGATGACGTTGCGCGCACCGTCACCGACTTACCGGAACCGAAGGTGATCACCGGCACCCGCAAGGAGTCCGAGATGGATTGCACGCCGGCGGCCACTGCGATTATTTCCAAGCAGGCGGTCAAATGCTTCACCGTGGATCCTGAACCGCCCAAGGCCTTCATGCTGCGTCCGAAGCTTACCCGTGTAGAGGACAGCAAATACACCCGTTGGGTGAAATCACAGAAGTGCCTTGGCTGCGGCGCCCGCGCTGATGACCCTCACCACATCATCGGTCACGGATTGGGCGGAATGGGAACCAAGCCCAGCGACTACCTGACAATCCCGTTGTGCCGCACCTGTCACCGCAATTTGCATGACGATCCAGCGGCGTGGGAAGCGGAACATGGTAGCCAAACTGACTTGCTGGCGCAGTTCCTGGATTACTCCATTGGCATCGGGGCGATTGCATGAAGACGTACTCGATCACGCCAATACCGAAACCACGAATGACACAAAAAGACCGGTGGGCCAAGCGCCCGCCAGTTCTCCGCTACCGGGCATTCTGCGACGAGGTGAAATTGAATCGAATCTCGCTGCCTGATAGCGGCTATCACGTGACGTTTGTTTTACCCATGCCAGATAGCTGGAGCAAGAAGAAACGCGCTGAGATGGCCGGAAAACCGCATCAGCAGAAGCCGGACAAGGACAATCTGGAGAAGGCGTTGCTGGATGCCATTTTTGAGGACGACTGCCGCATCTGGGACGGTCGAGTAACAAAGATTTGGGGCGAAGTAGGCCAAATAATTATAGGGGAAATAGCATGAGATTAGAGTCGATTCCAAAATACTTTGCACCAAAATCACCGACCTTAAGCGACTCACCGCGCGCGACAGCTTCTGACAATTTAACAGGAACTGACGTGATGGCGGCAATGGGAATGTGCCAAAGTCACTCACCTCTCGGCTTTTCAGCATTCCTTGGGAAGATGGAGATCAGCGACACCGAGAAGAAACAAGCCATCCAGCTCTTAACGCAATACGGAATGAAGCATTGCGACAAGGTAGCCGCATTACGCAAGCTCAGTTCGAATATTAAAGTGAAGGTTGTGCAAAAACTCGCAACTTTCGCCTACAGGGATTATTGCCGTTCAGCGGCGAGCGTTGTTGAGTGCCCGGCATGCAAAGGGAAAAGATTTTTAACCAAAAAAGGAAAGGCGGTTAAGTCGCACTACACGATGCACCTCCCTGATTGGGCAAAGGAGCTGGGACAAAGCCCTTCTGATTTTGACGTTCAGCGAGTGGTAGATGAAAACCATCAAGAGCTTTGCCAGAAGTGTAATGGCAAGGGATTTGTCAGCACGGCTTGCTGCAAATGCTCCGGTAGAGGGGAGGCCGTAGATAGAAAGGAAACAGAAAGGCAGGGAGTTCCCGTTAAGCGCAGTTGCAAACAGTGCGGCGGCAGGGGGTATGAGCGTTTGCCAGCAGCTGAAGCATACCGGGCCATCACAATCTCCGCTCCTGGAATAACCCCGACCGTATGGGATAAAGCGATAAAGCCATTTTACGAGTCCATCATAACCGAACTGCATAAATCAGAGGAAGAAGCCAATCGACAACTGGCGAAAGTTACAAGCAAATTTGAGAAAAGTTGATATCCGATAACGATTGCTACTTGCAAAATGCAGAAAACTAGAATATTCTCGCTCTAACACTAGAAATCCGTCTGATTGTTAAGGTGTATTCAAAAATTTCAAAGGCTGCCTTCGGGTGGCCTTTTTGCATTTCAGCCCTAGCCAACATCCGACACACACCTGGCACACTCCGTATCGCCAAATCGTTTACGGCTGGTGGCTGAACCCTATTAGCCGTGGCGTAGACTGCGGCTTTTTTATGCCCTCGGTATGGAGAGGACAATTACAGCAATGAGGAGTAACGATGTCCGATCCATTAACTGCGACTGGCACCACTGCGCTGGTGTCGGCCACGATTGCGGCTCCTGCAGTTGGCATTGATTACGGGGTTATCTTTGGCGCGTTCATCGGTGCGATGTTCTACGTCACCCAAGCCAAAGACATTCCGAGAATCAGACAGGCTTTCTCGTTCGTTGTCTCATTTGGAACTGGCGTACTCGGCGCGAGTGTTGCCGGCGCCAAACTTTCGGCATGGCTGAATTACAACGATACCCCGCTAGAGCCGTTAGGTGCGCTGATTATCTCTGCTGTCGCGGTCAAGCTGCTTACCTTCGTCAGTGAGAAGATGGAGGATCCGACATCGCTGTTTTCCAGATTCCGGGGAGGCGCGAATGGCAAGTAACGATATCTCTGTGATGTGGTTAAACCTCATTCACACAGTAACGACTAGTGATCCACTTGTTGTGCTGAATGTGTTGCTGTGCTCGGCGATTGTCTGCCGCCTGGCATGTTTCAGAAAAACAGGTTACCGGCACCGGGCATGGATAGCCTGGCTGGCATGGTTGGTTATCTGCGCCTATTCATGGATCCCGTTTCGCTTCATTGCTCAGCAGTACCAGGAAACACACTGGGGCGTAATCGCGGCGAATCTCATCATCTGCATCGCGCTGTACCGGGTTAAGGGGAACATCGCGAAACTGCTACACCCCCTGAGGCCACAATGACACAAAACGAATTTCAACGGGCGGCTGGTATTAGCTCCGGGTTAGCTGCGCGCTGGTATCCGCATCTGATCGCCACCTTTGCTGAATTCTCAATCGAGAAACCAGCGGCACAGGCAATGTTTATTGCTCAGGTTGGGCATGAATCAGCGGGCTTTGCCCGCACAGTAGAGAGCCTGAACTACACGCCACAGGGATTGCTTTCAACCTTTGGGAAACGCATCACTCCCTATCAGGCTGACATGCTCGGGCGTACAACGGCACACCTGGCAAATCAGCCAGCGATTGCAAACTTGGTATACGCCGATCGCTTGGGCAATAAATCACGCGGTGATGGCTGGAAATACCGTGGGCGTGGGCTGATTCAGGTTACCGGCCAGGACAACTACCGAGCGTGCAGTATTGCGCTGAAACTCGACCTGGTTGGCAATCCTCAATTGCTGGAGAGCGACGGTAACGCGATGCGTTCTGCCGGCTGGTTCTGGAAATCTCGCGATTGTGGCCGCAATGCCAACGATATCGAATGGGTAACCCAACGTATCAATGGTGGCAGCAACGGATTATCTGATCGCAAGGCACGGTACGACATGGCGCGTAAGGTGCTGCTATGAACCGAGCGACCGCGATAATTGCAGGTGTGCTGATGGTGGTCGTAATGGTCGCCTGCTGGATAGCCAGCTATTACCAGGGAAAGTCGGAGGGGCTGGAGGGTACGGTCAAGCAACTGCAGAGCGATAACAACCTACAGACGGCGACCATTGCTACCCAAGCGCTTCACTTTCAGCGCGCCAACGAAATCAGCACCGCAGCGACTCAGTACGGCAACAACACCGATGCGGCCACCCAGGGGAAAGAAATTGAATACCGGACGATCCTCAAGAAACAGCCGACATGTGATCTGGCTGTGCCTGCCGCTATTGCTGGTGGGCTGCTCGACTACACGCACCGTCTACGTTCCCGCGCAATGTCAGCCGATACCATCGTCGCTGACGCAACCGGTGCTGGCGCCACTGCCTCCAGCACCCTGACATACTGTCAGGCGGTGCTGTGGATTGATCCGCTGCTGGCAGCGCTCGACAAAGCGAACAACCAACTGCTGGCGATACGCCAGCTCGACGAAGAGAGAAAACAATGAGCGACGCTAAGCCGCAAGATGGCAGCACTGTGAAGGGATACCGCACCTTGACCGCCGACGATATCGCGCAAATGAATGACCTGAAAGACATCAGTCGTAATTTTTGCGAGCAACTCGACATTGAACGCACACACCTCTCGCTGGAGACGGTAGAGGCTGGCTCCCCGGAGGAGAGTAATCGCAGTGAGGCGATGCGCTGCCTGGCTATCGCCCGCACCAAGATGCAGGAAGCCTGTATGTGGGCCTGTCGCGCGGTTGCCCGACCGGACGCGGATTGCTAACACCATCGGCATTACAGGTGGCATTCACTGATTGCCATCGATAATGCAAAAAGCGAAAACCCAGTGGGAGCGATTAGATGGCAGAGGCAACAGAAATTACTCAAGCAGAAAGCATCAGGCTGAAGCTACTGGAGATTGTCGGTTACGACACTGCAGCGGCTAAGCAGGCTATCGATTTTGTTAAAGACAGCCCGCTAAAGGCGGATATGTTTGAACGCCAGTTCCGGCGTTTTGAGCTGGAGTCGAAGGATCCGATTGCCAGGACACTAAAAGCCATTCAAGAAAGTACCGAGGCTCTGATCCTGTTTAACGAACCGGCGGCATAGATATTGGCACGATCAACAGGAAGGGGGCGGTATGGCTAATACGGAACAGAATGAAAGCCATGAGAGGCGCCCATACCCTCCGCTTCGCTTTATCGAAGACCATCAGTTAACGCCATACATCGGCCTGGTTCCTGCGAACGAGGTGCAGGAGTGGATGCAGCGTCAAATCATCGACGATGCCGGCAGCCTGTTTAACCCAGACCACGGACACCTTGCAGACGCTGACTTGCGTTTCATGTGGGCATCGTCCGCGTTTGAGAAGAAAGGGCGCCATGTTCTCGGTCAGGCTGAAGAAGTGGCGATGCGCGCTGGCGGATGGCAGAAAGCTAGGATGGAGCAGCAAATGCATGAGTGGTTCGGTGATGTGCCGAAATTCATCATCACGCTCGCTGCCGACTACTGCTCACAGTGTTCAGATGCTGAGTTCTGCGCCCTGGTCGAGCATGAGCTATACCACATCGCACAGGCTACCGACGATTTCGGCGCACCAAAGTTCAACAAGGAAGGCCAGCCGGTACTGAAGCTGCGCGGCCACGACGTTGAAGAGTTTGTTGGCGTGGTTCGCCGGTATGGCGCCAGCGTGGAGGTTCAGGAACTAGTTGATGCGGCTAACAGGCCTGCGGAGGTGGCACAACTAAACATTGCCAGAGCATGCGGTAACTGCATGTTGAGGCTGGCGTAAATATTGGACTGTATTGGACGGATGGTGATTTATGGCTGCATTAAAACCAGATGTAAAAGCCTTCATCATTCAGTCGCTTGCGTGCTTTGACACTCCTACGTTGGTGGTGGTGTCTGTCCAAAAAGAGTTTGGGCTAAAAATCACGCGTCAGCAGGTTGAATCTCACGACCCGACAAAGGTTAGCGGCAAGTCGCTGGCTAAGAAGTGGGTAGACCTGTTCTACACGACGCGGGAGCGATTCAAGACGGAAATTTCAGATATTCCGATCGCCAACAAGGCCTACCGGTTGCGCGTTCTTGATCGCATGGCGACGCAAACAGAAACCATGAAGAACTACGCATTGGCCGCTCAGATCGTCGAGCAGGCCGCGAAAGAGTGCGGCGATGCGTATACCAACAAGCAAAAGATTGAAACCCAGCACACCATCGCTGATGAGATGGCTGAGCTACTGAAGGAGATATCTTCTGAGGCGTGATTTATGGCTGATCTCAACAAGCAATTCAGCGAGCTGAAGAAGAACCTTAAAAACCGATTCTGGCGCCTAAACAACCTTTACTTCATCACCGACAAATCGGGGAAGAAGGTTAAGTTCAGGATGACCCCTGAGCAGCTAGAATACTTCGAAGGCGTACATACCAGGAACATAATCCTAAAGGCCAGGCAGCTCGGTTTTACGACGCTGGTTTGCATTGTCCAGCTCGATGCCGCGTTGTTCGAATCAGCAAAGTGCGCGCTGATCGCCCACACCTTAAACGACGCAAAGCGCCTGTTTAGGGAAAAGGTAAAATATGCCTACGACAACCTGCCGGCGCTGATCAGAAAGGCGAACCCGGCAAAGAACGACGCAGTTGGTGAGCTGGTTTTCAATAATGGCGGCTCTCTTTACGTCAGCACGTCATTTCGTGGCGGCACGCTGCGTTACCTGCACGTTTCTGAGTTCGGCAAGATCTGCGCTAAGTACCCGGACAAGGCCCGTGAAATCGTCACTGGCGCCTTTGAGGCAGTATCGACTGATTGCTTTACAACTATCGAGAGTACAGCCGAGGGACGCGCTGGGTATTTCTTCGATTATTGCCAGACGGCCGAAAAAGCACAGCTGCAGGGCAAAACGTTATCAAACCTCGACTGGAAGTTTTTCTTCTTCACGTGGTGGAAGAATCCTCAGTATGCAATTGACCCGGTAGAAAGCCTTCCAGAGCGTCTGGTTGACTACTTCAACGAGCTGGAAGCCAAACATGGCGTCACGCTCAATGAACGCCAGAAGGCCTGGTATCTCGCTAAAGATAAGACTCTAGGCGACGACATGAAACGTGAGTATCCGAGCATACCCGCTGAAGCCTTCCAACAGTCGGTAGAGGGTGCGTATTATGCCAAGCAGTTCCGCTGGCTGTATACCAACAAGCGGATCGGTTCACTTCCTGACAATTCTCATCTCCCGGTTCACACGTTCTGGGATATCGGCGTGGGTGACTCAACAGCTATCTGGTTTGTTCGTGAGGTTGGTGAAGAGTTTCATATCATCGATTACTACGAGAACTCTGGAGAGGGTTTGAGGCACTACATGAAGGTGCTCAAAGACCGTGGTTATGAGTACGGCGAGCATTGGGGGCCACACGATATTGAAAACCGAGAGTTTGGCTCTGATGCTAAATCACGGAAGGAGCTAGCGCGCGAGGGTTACGAAATCGACGGCCAGGTTTATTCGATGACTTTCAAGGTTGTGCCCAAAGTGGGCGTTGATACCGGTATCGAGTCTGTCCGTGAAATCCTTCCTAAATGCGTCTTTGACGATGAGAAGTGTGCTGAGGGGATATCTCACCTTGAGGGATACCGAAAAGAGTGGGATGACAAGCGCGGATGCTGGAAAGACAAACCTCTTCACGATCACACGTCGCACGGTTCAGATGGTTTCCGCTACTTTGCCGTAGCGAAGAACAACCACAAACAAGTTGGCGCCGTATTCTTCTAAGGAGCTCTCAGTGAGTGAACAAAATAGCGAGGTTGAATTCCTCGTCAATGCCCTCGCTGACGCAGTGGCGATAGGGCGCCAGCGTTCCTTGTACGCGGGACAGATGAATGGCAACACGAAGAGAACAAAGCTGTGGGACGAGTTCGGCTACCCGGACACCATAAGCTTCGATCTACTTTATCGTGCCTATCGCCGAAACTCCGCGGCTCATGCCGGCGTGCATAAAACGTTGGATAACTGCTGGAGTGACTACCCGACGATAATTGACGGCCCGCTGGCTGATAAGTCTACCGTCTCTACAGAATGGGAGAAAACGGTCACCAGGCTACTGAAAAAACATTGGTCAAAAATCAAGGATGCCGATCGGCGCAACCTGGTGGGCCACTACTCTGCAATCATTCTACAGCTCAAAGATAGCAGGCTATGGTCAGAGCCTGTGGATACAGCGCTGGTGGCAAGACTTGGCGAAGATGCGTTGGTGAAGATGATCCCCGTTTGGGAATCGCAGATTAAGCCTGGCAACTATGACATCGACACGCTATCCCCAACTTACGGGCAGCCGGTGAATTACATCTTCAACGAGCAGCCTGTGGGTGATGACGGCACTTACGGAAACGTGAGAAGCGTTACGGTTCACCCCAGCAGGGTGATCATCCTCGCCGAAGGATCGGAAGATGAGAATATGTTGTCTGGCATCCCTCTAAACGAGGCTGGTTATAACGATTTGCTGGACATCGAAAAGACCAAGGGAGGAAGTGCCGAGGGGTTCCTGAAGAACGCGAGCCGCCAGCTTGGTATTCATTTCGACGATAAAACCGACATGAAAACCATCGCTCAGCAGGCGAAGGATGCCGGCTATAAAGACCTTGGCGAGGCAATGAATGAAAAGATCAGGAAACTCAACCAGGGTACGGATTCTGCGCTGGTAACTCAGTCTGGGACATCATCTGTCCTTTCAGTTGCCGCCGCTGACCCTACACCGTCATGGACAGTATCGGCAAATAGCTATGCCTCAACCATCGGCTGCCCGTTCAATATCCTCTTTGGCAAGCAAACCGGGAATCTTGCTTCTACCGAAGACAGGAAGGAATGGGCTAAAAAAGGGAATGGGCGCCGTGGCGGTTGGCTATCCTGGCTGCTAACTGAGGTCATTCAGAGATGGTGTGACGTCGGCGTAGTATCGCAACCAACGAAAGGCGAGATCACCGTTGATTGGTCTGATTTGCTGGCGCCAGGTGATAGCGAGAAGCTCGAGAACATGAGCAAGATGGCAGATGTTGCCTACAAAACCCAGCAAGCGTTCGGTACGCCTGTTGTTGAACCTAACGAGGTGCGCGCCGCAGGAGAACTGGAGCCCATCAAGGAACCTGGCCCGCCAGACCCGACAAAGAAACCGGTCGGTAAGGATCCGCTGAATGATGACAAAGCCGAGGCCTAAAGTCGGGACACCGATAATACCGCGCAATAAAGCAGACCCCACCCAATCCTATAGGCAAGTAAACAAAATGTTCCGTGATATCGAGAACCGATATCTGGGCATCAAAACAACGCTTCGGGAACTGTTCGACCAGCGATTAACTGGCCGGGTGCTGGTGGGTAACTCTCAGCGATCGCATGTTCTTTCAGGCGACACCCTATATCAGGTAAACGCCGGTACGTTTGTCTACGACATGAACGCTCAGCAGTTGGCAGCGCTTCTTGAGGTAATACAAACGATCCTTGATGACTACCTGTTAGAGGGTAACGGTCAGGATATTTGGGCGCTGCAGTATATTTCAGATGAGTATCGGCGCGGGACGCTCAATGCCTATACGAATCTGTCTGCTCAGTCTGAGGTCTACGCGTCGCAGACCACACTAAGCGCGCTTTTGTCCACACCTGCTTATCAGAACCAGGTGGCTGCTGCTTTCGTGTCGACGTACAGCGATTGGAAGGGGATCAGCGATGCAGCGCGCGCTGACCTTGCCAATATCATCGCCGATGCTGTAGGGAGAGGCGTAAACCCGCGTGAAACCATGAGGGTGATAAGCAAGCGCCTTGATGTCTCAATGTCCAAGGCAAAGACGATTGCTCAGACCGAGCAGGTTGGTGCCCTGAGAGAGGCTCAGTGGAACGAAACCACATGGGTGCAGGATAGGTTAGGCCTGCGCACCAAGTTGCTGCATTTATCCGCCCTGAAGCCGACTACGCGCGCCTGGCACGCATCGCGCCACGGCAAGCTTTACACGGTCGAAGAAGTGCGTGAGTGGTACTCGAAAGACGGCAACAGGTTCAACTGTTACTGCAGCCAGATCCCGGCCGTCGTTGACGAGAAAGACAATGTAGTAAACATCGGGTTGGCGAAGCGCTTGGAAGAAGAGCGCGCTGCCTGGATGACGCAACAGGCCGCTTAATCGGCATCACCAACACAATGAGGACACAGCATGAAGCGCAATCGCGTTAACGTGCTGACCGTCGTCAACTCCGCTTCAAATATCACTACCGAAACCATCGACGGGAAACCACATATCGTGGTTCGCGACATTACGCCCGTTGTTGACGATATCGTGATGAACCGGAAGTTGTACCCGGCAGCAGAAATTGCCAAGGCCTATAACACCCTTGAGCGCAAACCGATGCCGCTGGGGCATCCAAAAATAGATGGAAAGCACGTATCGGCGGGTGATGTCCGCGCGGTGAACAACTATCACGTTGGCGCCTGGCTTCAAGACGTCCAGCACGTAGACGGAAAGGTCAATGGTGATATGTATGTCGACCGACGTTATGCCGAAAGCAGTGAAAAGGGTAAGCGGCTGGTAAATCGACTGGATGAAATGATCGCTGGGACAAATGTAGAGCCCATTCACATCTCCACGGGACTCCTTTACTCCGGCATTGCGGCCAACGGCGAATCAAAGGGCAAGAAGTACAACGAAATCGCCACAAACATAGCGTTTGACCATGTTGCCGTTTTACTGGATGAACCTGGCGCCGGAACGCCAAGCGAAGGCGTGGGCATCTTCGTTAACGCCGATGGCGACGATCAAGAGGTCGAAATCGCAAACCTGTCAGAGGGTATAGACTGCACCCGCGAAGGACTGCTGAATAAGACCAAGTTTTTCTTCACCAACGCTTCCAACTTCTCGTTTGACGATATCCGAGAAGCGATCAGCAACAAGCTACGTGAAGGTCGAGCAGACGATTACTGGCCCTGGCCGGAATCTATCTGGCCCGACACCTTCATTTACCGCGATAAAACCAAGTTTTTCCGACAGAAATACCTCATCGATGAGGACGGTAAGGCCGTGTTCGTCGGCGAACCTGTAGAAGTCGTGCGCAAACCCACTGAGTACGAAATTAAAACCAACGGAGAGAAAGATCCGATGAAAGAACTGATTATCAATGCGCTGCAAGCCGCTGGTAAGCCGACTGAAGGCAAGTCCGATGCCGAACTGATGGACGCTTACAACCAATTGGCCGCAGAGAAGGCGACAGCCAAAAAAGAAGGAGGGGAAGAAATCGACCCCGCAACCGGCAAGCCTAAGAAGAAAGAGCAAGCAAACAACAGCGACGAGGCGCCGGCATGGTTTAAACCATTTGCCGACGATCTCGCAGCTGTTAAATCAGGCCTTATTGCCAACTCAGACAAAGAGAAAGGCGAGATGCGCGCAGCAGTTAAAACCAAATTCGGCATGAGCGACGTTGCCGTAAACGCGCTGGATGGTGATCCGTTGAAGGAGCTGTTTGCTCAGTGCTCAACCTCTATCGGCCTGAACGGCATGCTGCGTCAGGTTAACTCCTCTCAAACTTTCAGCGAAATGCCGGAGTAAAAAATGGCTAAAGACGGGAAACACGTAATTCACGCGGGCGGTATCTTCGCCAATCCACAACTGCATCGTGAAGGTGCTGCCGCCGCCGATACATCCCCTGGCACGATCGGTTTCTTCGATAACACCACGAAGAAATTCACCGCATCGGTAGACGGTAATGAAGCCGCGATCCTTTACGTAGCCAACTATGACTATCTGCGCTGCAAAACCGTAGATGACGTCATAAAGGCTGGTGATTGGGTTGTTGCATTCCATCCAACCCCTGGCGTTTTCTTCAACGTTCCTGCTGCTGCTGGCACCTACACCAAAGGCCAGCCGCTTTCTATCGTCAATGGCCGAGTTAAGGCCGCAGCAGAAGGCGAGTCAGTTAGCGCATACGTAGAAGAAGATCGCGCATACACCACGGTTGCAGGCGAACTCCTGCGCGTTGTCATCAAGTAAGGAGCACCGCATGTTTTATTTCTCTACCAAAAAGGCCACTGAAACTCGCAACCTTGAGGCAAACATGTCTCAGTTCAACGAGTTGATGCTTGCCCGTAACTCCAGTGCTCAGGCCGTGGCTGATTTCATTGCACGTACTCGCGTGCGTGGTGATGCTGCAAATGCTCCAGCGTTGGATGCAGTTAACGCCGTCGATGACATCAAGCGCCTCTATCGCGCATACGATCAGACGGTGCTGGCAGAGTTTGAGCCGAATACTGAATTTACTCTGCTGAACGATCTGATGCCGCTTTCTCGCTCTGTTCGTCTGGAAGAATCAGTATACGAATATGCCCGCAAGGGTGGCCGTGGTTGGGCGCACACATCCATGTCTGGGCAGATCGGTGCGGCGCTGGATGCGAAGTCTTACACCTTTGATGGCACCATGGTGCCTATCCACGACAGCGGCTTTAAATTCAACTGGCGTGACCCAGTCTTCAACAAAGGCTCTGCACTTTCCTCCCTGGCTGATGCTCAGGCTGGCTCTGTCGATGACGTTCGCCGGCAGTATGTGGACTACATCTGGGAAGGTTTCCGCGACGCGGCCGGCAACTTCATCACGTTCGATGACAAGACCTGGAAGGGTTTGCGTCATGATGAGCGTGTGGCGCAGGTTACGCTGACTGTTAACTTTGCGACTAGCACCGATCCTAAAGCGATGCGCGCTGCTGCTATCGCTCTGCGTGACGTGCTGAAGTTGCAAAACTATCAATACGGCCAACAGACCTGGTACGTATCCAGCGAAATCATGTCGAACTGGGAGCAGTATTTTGACGTTAATGCTCTGCGCACAGTTCTGGAAGAGCTGAAGAAGTTGGCCGGCATCTCCGACATCAAAGAGGACGCCGAGCTTTCTGGCAACGAAATCGTGATTATCCCTCTCGCTGCTGGCGTCATTGCTCCGATCGTAGGTCAGGCGTTCGGCACCGTTGCCGATCCTCGTCAGTTCTACAACAGCGATTACGTATGGCGTACCTGGGGTGCCGCCGGCCTGATGGTCAAGCAAGACATCAATGGCCACTTCTCTGTCATTCACGCATCCAGCTAAGGAAAAATCATGGCACTCGTAAAAGTTTTGGTAGCAAACCTCTTTGCCGGTGCCAACTTCCAAAAACTGGAAGTTGGCAAAGTCTACGAAGTAGATGACGCGGTTGCAGGGAAGTGGATTTCCGATGGTAAGGCGGAACAATCAGCAGAAAAGAAAGGCGAGAAACTGGCATTAGAAGTGGCCACATCTACCGCTACAGCCAATGCCGACATATCCGTACTTCAGACAAAGTTGGACGAAGCACTGGAGCAACTGAAGCAGGCCCAGGCAGCGGCAGCGGCGAAGGATAAGGAACATGCCGACGCACTGGAACAACTGAAGCAGGCCCAGGCAGCAGAACTGGCAGCAGAGAAGCAGCGCGCTGATACAGCAGAAGCTGCGTTGGCGGCAGCAACCAAGAAGGATAAGTAATCATGGCAGCGCAGATAACGGCGGCGCAGGTTAAACAGCAGTTGTCTGCGCTGGGTTACTCCATTCCTGACTTCATGATCGATGCCTACCTGTGCAAGCTGGACGGTATCCGTCAGTGCCTGGAGGCGTCTGGCTACGACGATTGCGATCTGATGCTGATACAGGTATACGCCGTCACCCTCATGGCGATAACGGCCTTCAGCCAGCGTATCAAGTCACAGTCAGGGCCTTCAGGGGCGTCGGGGTCTTTCGATTACAGCGGCGACATCAAAACCATGAGGAACACGCTGGCAGCGTTGGATACCGCCGGATGCACTGCAGGCTTGCCGATCGACGTTGGCACTAGCGTGGGTTTCTTCGACGTTGTGGGAGGTTGCTGATGCAGGAAGAGCGAAAAAGAGATGAGGAGAAACCTGATTGCGAAAAATGCCCCAACTGCCCCGGTTGTCCTGACCAGTATGAGGATTATCTCTCATGAGCGCTGTGGCTAACTGGAGCTATACGGCCGTCGCTACGGTCTGGAAGAAGCTTAGCGTGGATGAGTACGGTAAATCTGTCTTCGCTGCTCCCATCCAGATCATGTGCGATTACGGTGGTGATGCGACTGCGCGGCTTGGTGATATCGGGCTTGAGTTTGTCGTAAAAAACACGCACTGGACTGAGTATGCGGATGCCCGCCAGGGTGACTATATCCTGATCGGTGCTTCATCTGAACCAGACCCGAAAAAGGTTGATGGTGCTGATGAGGTTCGCCACATCATCCGGTACGCCGATACATTCGACCGCATCGCCGATGACTACGCGATTATCACAGGGGTTTGATATGGGCGTGAAGGTTAAAGGTATCCGGGAGGCTCAGGCCACTCTTGATAGGTTAATCGGCGATATCAAGGGGAGGAGAGTTGTCAGGGCTATGCAGTCAGCGCTGCTGATTGGTGGGGCACAGGCTGCTTTATACACCCCTATCGACACGTCGACGCTACTCAATAGCCAGTATCGAGATATTACCGTGAATGGCTCCCGGATTACGGGGCGCGTTGGCTATTCGGCCAATTACGCTGTCTACGTTCATGACCCGAATATCCCCCAGAAATTCCGGCGCGCCACCGCCCAAAAAGAGTTTCTTACCAAAGGGTTTGAGGATACCAAGGCGCAGATTGACAGAGCGATCAAGAAGGAGATGCAGCTATGACGCCATCTATGCATCGCCGTGTTCGCGATTACTTCGTTGATGCTGCGCTTACCGCCGGCTTCACTACGCAGATGCTGCGCTGGAGGGATACCGGAAAAGGCGAAGATAAATTCATAGTCTTTCGTCCAAACGGTGGCAGCCCAGTTCGCAACGATCTAGCCAGCGAATATTTGGTGCTGGTCGACGTCATCGGCGCAGAAGGAGAGGATGAAGAGGTCGACAATGCTGTTCAGGCGATTATCAGCCACATCCAGAACAATCCCATGCCAAATGACTGCATCGGCCATATTGAGAACGTCGGCGGCATCCCATCCCCAGTCTCCACAACTGAAGGGCGATTAGTCTATCGCCTGCAATTCGCTTGCCTGTACGGCGAGTAATCAATAATCAAAGAGGTAAGCAATATGCAAGGTTGCTCAACTGACAACAGCAAGTTGTTCGGTCGTGGCATTGTGCTTGAGGTGGCTTTGGGCTGCCCTGATACAGTGCCTGCAGAAAGCGAATGGCAGTCGCTGATCGCCGGTACTTCCAAAGGCTTCGACTTCAGCCCAAATACCGTAACTTCGGATGCGGATGACACCAAGGGCTATGTTGAAAACCTCGTCACTAACTCAGACTTTACTCTGAGCTTTGAAGGCGAAGTGCGTAAGCGCGATAAGCTGGATCAGTTCGGCGTAGCGAAGTTCGTCAAGTATTACAACGACGAAATTCAGGCTGGTCGCCAGCCCACTTTGTGGGTGCGTGAAGAGTATGGCCCGATCACCTTCATCGGTTACATGGTTATCACCGCGTTGAGTTCTGACGGCGGCACTAACGACATCGTTACGCTGTCGACCGAGTTCAAAGTGGCTGACTCCGATACCATCCAGGTTATCGACACTCCGGTTGATGTTGCTGTGACAGGCGTAACCATTTCCCCAACCAGCGGCACGGTCGCCGCCGGCGCGACAACCACTTTTAACGTGACCATTGCGCCAGCTAACGCGACAGATAAGACATTCACTCTGGTTTCGTCTGTACCGGCGCGGGCAACTGCAACGGCTAACGGTTTGGTTGTCACCGTATCAGCACCTTCGGGTGCCACAGCAGGCACAGCAAACATCACTGTAAAAACCAACGACGGGGCTTTTACGGCTATATACGCAGCTACTGTCACCGCGTGACTATCACAAAGGGCGTTTGCGCGCCCTTGATGATAATTATTCGAGGCAACCATGACTCCATTAACTGAAATCGGCGAGATGCTCATATCAGACGCCGGCGGCGACTACTTCTTTAGGCCATCATTCGGAAACATGTCGCGTATAGGCTCTCCAGCGGAGATTGTAGAGCGCTTTGCTGAACTACATACCAGTGAGGCGCCGAGATTGCTTTCTGCTGCTGTGGCAGCGTATGGCGAGATTCCAGGGTGGTTGCTTGCCTATATCAACTCACCATCGTTTAGCAGTTCAGCTATCTTTGCCGGCATGATCGTAATGCAGGCCTGCTGCGATGACGATATCAGCGCGCTGGTTGGGGAGCTGCGGCCAAGTAAGCGAGGCAGAAGGGCGTTCGTGCTCCGTCGTGGCAGCTTGCCGGCGAGCGACATTATCATCCTCGGACAGTCGCTGATCACTCACGGCATCATCGGAAAAGCCAAGGTTCGCCGTCTCCAACGTCATGAGACAAACAGCTTTGTCAGTGAGTTCAGCGCATTCGAGTACATCAGTGCTGCTCGTAATCACTTCAGCATGCCGCGTGCTGAGGCCGAGCAACTGACCATGACGGAATTTCAGCTGCTGATTAACGCTAAATACCCAGATCAGAAAGGGCTCACCGCTGAAGAGTACGATGCTGTCGCGGATGAGTACATGAAGAAGAAAGCACGACGCCTGGCTAAGGCCGCGTAGAAGCGCTGGCAGGCGATGATGGCTAAAGGAAGTTAGCCCACTTACGTGGGCTTTTTGTTAGGATTATATGAAGGCCGTTTATCGAAAGGCTCTTCCGTCTGAGGGGGGAGTGACTTCTCGGCCTTTTCGAGAGCATCCCTAATAATCGACAAGTTCCTCCTTACTCCATCAAATCGCTGCTCTTCGCTTATTCGGGTGGACATGGCAAGAACTCTGTTTTGTTCCTGCAGCTTCGTCATGTTCTCAGTGAGGACCCTTACTTGTGATTCTAGCTTCTTGTTTTCCATGATGGTGTCAAAAACTAAGTCATGTAGACCATCAATACTATTAACCCGACTTTTAAGCGCCCCCTCTAGTTTAAGGGTCAGCTCAATCCTACGCAGCATCTCTTGCTGAAGGCTTCTTCCTGCCTCAGTAGCCTTTTCCTCTAGCTGTTCACGAATCTCGGCAGGCATTCTGAATGGGTAAGGAGAGTATTGCTTGGACATGATTCCGGCCTGTTAAGATAGAAATAGATACATCATAATTTATCCTGTGAGATTGACAACGATACAAAATGGATCATAATCTGGGTGTGAGCTCAAACAACAATGTATCTTTATGTATCTATGGTGGGTTATGAAAGAGCAAAAGCAAGTAAATCCGTATCCGGTAAGGATGCCGGCAGAAGTGAAAGATTGGATGAGCATTCAAGCAAAGGCTGCCGGAAGGTCATTAAACAGCGAAATAGTCAGGGTTCTTACTGAGAGGATGAATCGGTCGATTGGGCGGGCAAAAAGTGCGTAACCAAAAAGGCGAGACCCGGCAGTGCGCGAACACCAACCGGGTCTCTATGTCGGCAATCTCGGAGAAAACCAACGTGAATATTGTAGCAAAATCAGAATTCAACTTCCAAGGCAAAGCGCTTGTTCCGGTCTCTAACATTTCTGGCGTGTGGTTCACATCGGCAGATTTGGCTAAAGCGCTGAAGTACTCCAACAGCCGGGCAGTAACAATGCTCTACAACAAATATGCAGACGAGTTCACCAGCGGTATGTCTCAGGTACTCGAAGTGAGTACCTCAGGGAATTACCGTAAAAAAGTGCGAGTGTTCTCCCTTCGTGGGGCTCACCTTATCGCCATGTTTGCACGTAGCGATGTTGCGAAAGAGTTCCGCCGTTGGGTGTTGGACATTCTGGATCGCGAAGTCGAGCATTCGCCAATCGCTAAGCAGTTCACTGATGAAGAACTGATCAGTCTTTCGTACATGTGGATTTGGATGGACAAGGGGCAGCGGGTGAGCAGAGCGATCTACCCGGCTATGAAGCAGATCGGTTCGACATATTCCGGGTATTTCTACGACCTGGGCCATGAGATGCGACACCTGATTGAAAAGACGCGTGAAACGTTGATACGTGAAACGGCCAATATTGATATGAGCAGTTTCCATGCTCGTCACGCAGCACCAATGTTGGAGAGACTGAATGGAAAAGGGGAGTTTCACTGACAGGCGCATGGGATGGCGCAAAAAGAAAACCGCCAGTGTGGAGCTGGCGGCTATGTCTACTAACGTATAGGAACGTCTAATGACTAAGTTGACTTTAGCAAACAATGGTGGATCTGTCACGAAAATGTCTCACCATGAGATAGCCAAATTGACAGGGAAGAAACCCGCCCACGTGGTTCGTGATATTGAAAACATGCTTGAGGCTCTTGGGATGGATTATCCAGAAATGGATGATTATGATTCTAAAGAGTTTTCTATCAAAAGAAAGGTGTACAACGGCCGGGTTGTCATTGATGAGATATGGCTAGACCATGATTTGACTATGACACTTATGACCGGATACAGCATCCCGCTGCGACACAAGGTCGCTAAGCGGTGGCGCCAACTGGAAACCGGCGAGGCGCTGCCAACCAAGAGTAACAGCGGTCTGCCTGAATACCGACGCGCCCGCACATTGAAGATGACCGTCGAAGCTGTCACGAACCTGTTTGACCTGATGCCTCACTTGGCACCTGAAGCGAAGCAGGTAGCTGCTGCCAGCCTCATCAATCCGGTGGCCGGTTTCGATGCTATCCCGCTGCCGATTATGGAAGAGAGCCACTACACGGCGGGAGAGGTGGGGAAAATTCTGGAGGTTTCGGCGAACAAAATCGGCCGCATCGCCAACAAGCACAAGCTTAAAACCGAAGAGTTCGGCAAGTTCTTCCTGGACAAGTCGGCGCACTCGGCTAAGCAGGTTGAGGCGTTCCGATATAACGCTAACGGTGTCGAGGCTCTGCGCCACCTGATCCACGGCGCTGACGTAGCTTAACCTGCGCCATTGGCGCAAGTTGAAAATAGTAAACCCAACCCGCTTAGCTGCGGGTTTTTTCGTTGCCAGCAGCGCGACATCTGCTACGATTCCCCTATCTTTGATTGATGGGGATAGGGATGTGCGGCGCGTCCTTGCGCCGTACAGGGTTATATGTCCTGAGAGAGCTTGGATAACAGAGTGTCTCTATTTTCATGGGAGACGCATCTGTAGGTGTCGCTGGATACGTTGGTGGCTTCTCTATAGAGAATTTTCCGGCTTTCGTTGAGTATCCAGTGAGTCTCAAAGCCGAGGTCGTAGAAGTTGCCGGCCAAGCGCGATTCCATGTTGCGCAGCGACGGATAAATCAGCTTGCACATCTTTCTCGCTCTGTTAGCCCATACCCACATTCTGCATAGTCTCAGGATTTCCTCTTCTGAGAACTGCGGTGTTGGCAGCGAGAGCTCTGGCTGGCGCTCGATGTATTCGCCATCCAGCACTATGCGATGAACGTACTCGATAGCCTGCGGGATCTGCTCAGGCGTTAAGTCCTCTATGCTCTCTACGGCGAAGCGCTGGTGGATGATGGAGTAAGCTTCCGGGTACATCAGGTGCTTTTTGCTGACGAGCATGTTTACTGCATCGCGCAGTGGCGTTCTTTCATCGACGGTTGTTCCTGACTTCCGAACGGCGGCGCCTTTCGTCCAGTAATCGTGCAGAACGGTGAAGCACTCCTCCTGATAGGCGATCAGCTTGTCGCGTATGTCGGCGCGCACCTTTGACGGGTTGATGCTGAACAGCCAGCCGTTGAGCTTCTTCAGTGGGATGCAGAGCATCTTCTGAATGCCGCCCTTTGAAGGGGTGCTCATATGAGCATACCCATACTTATCACCGCTATTCAAAAGTTTACGATGCTGAGAAGTCCAGCTCATACCAAGGTTGTCGACAATAGGCTTCATTGCTACATAAGCCACACCGGCGACCATGGCCGTGATGATAGGCTGGCCATGGAATTGGACGGATGAAGTGTTAACTGCTTCAAGAATTGATATACTGTTCATGTCTTTTATCCTTGCGTGGATGGGGGACAAATCAGAAGCCCTGACTGTTACCGCAGTTGGGGCTTCGCTCTTTGGTAGCCATTGGCTACCTTGCTTGAAAAGGTAATAGCAGTTGGCTACTATGTCAACATTGTTTTTCTTTAGGTGACTGCTATGAGTCGTGATCCACAGATAAATGTCCGATTGCCACAGGACTTGAAAGAAGCTGTTCAGAACATGGCTGCCGATAACAAGCGTTCGGTTAACGCGGAGATTGTCGCCGTTCTGCTTGATGCGGTTCGGAAGCACAACCTTCCCCCCATCGATGGCACAGAAGGGATGCTAGCGCGAGCAAAAGAGTACCTATTGCCGAGTGAGATTTTTGAGGCGATCGCTATCAGAGCGGCAGAGCAAGCTGTGAAGCTTGAGCGAGAGAGCAAAGATAAAAAGTGACGGAGTGGTGATTTATTCACGCATTCCGTTTTTTGCCCCTACTGAGTCTGCTACGATGTAACTACTTGTTACTTGTCTATGGGAATAGGACTAAATGAAGAAGATTGCAGTTGTTGGGGTCATTCTGGCGTCACTTGCTATGTTTGGTTGTTCATCACAGCAACCGCCTAGCCAGGCTCAAATATCCTCTGCTAGTTACGGTGAACTTCCAAAAGATTATCAAGAGCAAATTAAAAATCATTTTAATGCCACATTAAAAGATCCTTACTCAGCTCAATATAAATTCATGCCAACCTTCAAGGGGTACTCGCAGGACGGCCCATGGTCTCCATCTGGCGGGAAGGTAACTTTTGGATGGGTCTCACCTGTTCTGGTTAATGCCAAGAATAGCTATGGTGGCTATACCGGAGATCAGAAGTATGTGTTTATCTTCTCTGGTGGCGTGATGTATGACGTTACGGCCATGAGCCAATTTGGTAGGGTTCATCCAGTCAAGTAATGTAATAAATTAATGATGAAACCTCGCTTTGGCGGGGTTTTTTTATGCCCGGAGATCGGCAAATGACAGAGCAAAGCGGTGGTGGAATTCTTTATCAAGTTGAGATAGATGTTGCAGGCTTACTGGTCGGTCAGCGCCAAGTAAATGCCAGACTTAATGAAATGGAAGGGCGCTTCAACTCTACAGGGAGGGCGGTTGGTTCCACAGAAAAGGCGTTCTCGTCTTTATCGCGCGTTGCTGTCAGCCTGTCCGCCGCCCTATCTGTCCAGCAAGTGGCGCAATACGCCAATGCCTGGGTAGATGTGAACAACAAGCTGGTAAACGCCGTAAGACCAACCGAACAGTTGGCGGATGTAACGCAGCGGGTTTTTGACATATCCCAAGAGACGCGCTCCGGGCTGGAGGCTACTGCAACGCTTTATGGCCGACTCGAGCGGGCAACGCGCAGCGCAGGAACCAGTACCGAAGACCTTGCAAAATTGACAACGACAATTAACAAGGGGCTGGTGGTTTCTGGTGCAACGGCAGAGGAAGCCAGCTCAACCATGATCCAGTTGTCTCAGGCGCTCGCCTCCGGCGTGCTGCGTGGTGAAGAGTTCAACTCAATTTCAGAGAACGGCTCCCGCTTAGCTGTGGCTCTTGCTGACTCCTTGGGCGTAACGGTTGGTCAGCTCAGAGCCATGGCGGCAGAAGGCAAGCTAACTACCGATGTTGTTGTGAAAGGCTTGCTTAGCCAAGGTGATGTGATTGCCAAAGAGTTCGGGAACACGATCCAAACCATGGGTCAGGCCTTCCAGATCGCCGGGAACAACATCACTAAATTCATCGGTGAATCTACCTCTGTTCAGTCAGGTTTGCAGGTATTCAATGATGCTGTTGTCTCTTTAAGTGAAAATGTTGATGTTGCTGCTGGTGTGGTCACGGCTTTTGCTGTCGTGCTCGGCGGGCGATATGTTGGCTCCTTGGCGATGGCTACGCAGGCAAAGGTTAGCGACATGCTTGCTTCTCAGGCTCACGCTTCTGCAGTAGCAGCTGACGCAGCAGCTGCAGCGAATGCTGCGGCGGTAACGGCAAGAAAGGCATTGTTAGATAAAGAGGCTGCGTTATCGTCTCTTGCACTGGCACAAGCAGAATACAACGTTGCCAAGGGGACGAACGCGGAAGCTTTCGCGTTGCAAAATCTCAATACAGCTAAGTCAGTTGCTATTCAACGGTCAGCCGTGTTTGCGGAGGCGCAATTAGCACAGGCGGCAGCAACTACGACAGCAACGACCGCAGCAGCGGCGGCCACTACTACCATTGGCGGATTGGCGAGAGGTGCTCTGTCATTAATTGGAGGACCGGCAGGCGCAGCGATGATTGCTGGCGCCGCATTATTCTATTTTTACCAAAAGGCACAACAGGCGAAGCAGGAATCTATTGATTTCGCGGACAAGCTTGACGGTGTTATTGCCAAAATGCGCACCATGAGTAATGTGCAGTTGGCAGCCGAGATAGACAAGGCGGCCAAATCGATAAACGTCCAGTCTGGAGAGCTAAAGAATAACGAAGCTCGCTTGGCGGATCTCACATCAAGGCTGCAAAGCGCTAAAGCCGCGGTGGCTGGTTTGTCGGAGGGAAGCCTTTTTTATTCAGATGCCGTGTCGAAAGTAAGTCAGTTAGAAAGTGAACACATCCAATTAACTGCCAAGGTTGAGGCAGAGCAAAGTAAACTGAGCCAGACAATTAGCAAGGCCGGGATCTTGCGGGCGCAGATGAACGGCGAGTTCAGGCAGGGTATAGACCTTTTGAAACGAGATGGCCAGGAGGCAGGCGTTACTGCTGGTCTGTTTGGTCAGCTTGGTGATGCTATTAACTTTGCTGGTAGGGCTAAAGAAAAATTTAACTCGCAAAGCCTCATCGTTGAACGGCCTAAAAACGTTCAAGACTACCTGGATAAGCTGAATGATCAGGTTGAGATTCAGGGCGAGCTAAATGATAGGAAGCGCGCCCAGCTCAAGGCTGAGAAGGACATCAGAGCGCTCGGCGGTAGCGAGCAAGACGTCATGCTGGCACGCGAAAGGGCTGGTGCAGAGTTCGATGCAACGAAGGCAATTCAGGATCAGAAGAAGGCAACCAAGGAAGGGATAGCGGAGGGTAAGAAAGCAGCAACTCAGTCCGAACGCAACGTCCGCATCCTTGAGGATTATCATCAGAAAGCGTCCTTGTCTGCTGAATCAACCAGCGATCTCTCTCGCGAACAGGCAATACTTGCAGCAAGGAAGAAGCTAATCAATCCGACACCTCAACAGGTTTCTCAGATTGAAAGAGACGCTGCTGCTGCATGGGATAAGGCCGCAGCACTGAAAGCGCAGAGCGCCGTTCCTGAACTTAAGGAAAATGCAGCCTACGCCTCTCAGAAGGCTCAATTGCAAATGTTGAAAGGGGCGAAGGATGCTCAGGGTAACCTACTTATCAGCCAAAAGCAGTTCAACCAGTTGTCAGAACAGTTGGAGCAGGAACATCAGATAAATCTGGCAAAAATCCGGGCTGAAGCTGTGGTAAGTCCTAAGCAGCAAGCCGCCGGCATGGTTGACCCAGTGCAGCAGCTTGCCAACGAGAATGCGCAGAAGCTGGCGTTGATTCAGCAGTTTGAAAATGATGGCACGTTGGCGCATGACCAGGCATTAGCATTGCGAACAGCCGCAGATCGCCAGTATGAGCAGCAGAGGACAGAGGCGCAGTGGCAGCTGTTGAGCCAGCAAAGCCTTGGTTACAACATGCTGACGAGCGCTGTTGATGCATTCTCTGGTAATGCCTCAAACGCTATTACAGGGCTGCTTACCGGCACCATGTCGGCACAAGAGGCGATGAGGTCGCTTGGCAACACCATCCTGAATAGTGTGATAAACAGCATCGTTCAGGTGGGCGTGGAGGCGTTGAAAAACTACATCCTCGGCCAGACGCTTGGCGCCGCCTCCGTGGCGTCATCTGTGGGTATGGCGGCAACAACCGCTTCAGCCTGGGCGCCGGCGGCCGCAATGGCATCACTGGCAACTCTTGGCGCTAACGCAGCTCCAGCGGCTGCAGGGATAACCTCAACCGTGGGATTGGCTGGTGGGCTGGCTTTGGCTGGCGCGCGTTATAACGGCGGCCATGTGAGCGCTGGCGCGATGTACCAGGTAGGTGAGCGAGGCAAGCCAGAGATTTACCAGGCGAGCACTGGTAAGCAGTACATGATCCCTGGTGACAACGGCAAGGTGATCAGCAACAAGGACATGCAAGGCGGTGGTGGTATCAACGTGAATGTCAGTATCAACAACACCAACGGTTCATATGTAGATCACCAGGTAAGCAGTGATGGCAATGGCGGTGTCTCGATGGAGATATTTATCGCTGACATGGACAACGGCGGCCCGATGAGCCAAGCCATAAGTCGAAACCATCAGGCCCCTCGCAGGGCAACCCAATAACCAATCCATGAGGAGAAAGATATGAAATTCATTGAACTGCCAGAAGATGTGCAAAAGCAGGCCGCGATAACTTTATCCAAAGAAATTGAGGGCATTGTTACGTGGGATGACAAAGAACGAACGGAGAAAGCGAAGTCTATCGCAATATCCGTTCGTGAAAGCTTCAAGGAATTATGCGCCGATAGTTAGCTTTATTCTGAGGTTTTATCATTGAAGTGTTTAACTGCATCATCGTACATGGCTAGCAGGCCTGTGATGTTCCCTGAACTATAAACAGGCACCCTTTCCGCTCTGACCAATTCAATAATCAATGCGTAAGCAGCTTCTTCCGGCGATTCCTTCGGGTTTAACAGTTGAGACATAAAACCTCCTTGATTGTGGAAGCTTCAAGCTAAACGCAACGCATTGTATTTGGAATCCTGATATTCGATCAGTGCCGCGTGAGCGGCTTTTTATTACCGGGAGAAAACCGTGGCAATACCTTATCCCGACTGGCTATCACTTCCCCAGAAGGCCAACAAGAGCCGCACGATTGATGCCGGGTTCCGCACCGATCAGCCGGCAGTGGGCGCGCCTATCTTTCAGCGCCTGACTGATGACCTCAAAACCACTTGGTCGCTGACGTGGATTTTCACGCTGCAAGAAGATCGGGCATTCGAGCAGTGGTATCGCAGCCCTCGTTACCTGGATAACGGCAATCAGTGGTTCGCGATGCTTTGCAATCTGGGTGGCTCTGGCCTGCAACTGCAGGAACTGCATTTCGTGGCGCCGCCGGTTCAAACGAGCATCAATGGCAACACGACGACGTGGACGGCGAGCGTAATCACCCGGAAGGTCTACAACCCGGATGACGAGTTCTCAGACGTCATTGTTGAGTTGCCGCCGTATCAGTGGGGGATTATTGATGAAGTGGTCAACCGCGACATGCCGGAGTATTGAATGCCTACATTACGAGAGTTTCAGTCACAGCGGCCTAACCGGATCATCTACGACACGATGACGTTTAGCCATCCGTCATTTGGCGTTCTCCGGCTGGTGGCAAACCAGATATACCCAAAGACGTTCGCCGGACAGATGTTTTCGCCGTGTCGAATGGAGGTCGCAGAGAGCCAGCAGAGCAGTACGCCGGTGATCAACTCAACGGTGAAATTCGGGCGCCTGGCACAGGACTTCAAGCAGCAGTTGAAGTTGTGGCGCGCGCATTCACGCATAACGCCGATCTCCGCCACGTATCAGCGTTTCGATGCGGCGGACATGAACACGCCGCTGAAGTCGTGGACGCTATATGTGAAAGACGCCTCTCTTGATGAGGCTGACGTAACGTGCTCGCTCACGCTGCAGAACCCGCTAAACAACAACATCGGCTTTCTCTACAACACCACTGAATTCCCAGGACTCGCCAATGCATAAACCTGACTTCATTCACGCCATGGAGGGTAAGCCGTGGCGCGATCGGGCGTGTTCGTTCGACGCGGCTGATTGCTGGGGGCTGGTCACTTTGTATTACCGGCATGTGCTAGGCATAGAGATACACCAAACGCCGGACTACGAAGCCGGCAGCGACTTCCTGACGTGTTTTTCCGGTGATGTTGTGTTCTGGCATCAGACCGAGAAAGCGGCCGACGGTAGCATTTTTATCGCGTATTACGGCGGTCAGCCAGCTCACGTCGGTTTGGTCATTGATGGGCAAGCATTCCATAGCCGCGGCGAAGCGGGGCATGTGCGCTTTGACAGGCTGCGGACGCTGGAGCGAGTTTTCACCAAATTGGAGTTTTACGACTATGCCGTTGATCGAAGTACAGCGCGTGCCTGGGTTGCCGAAAGAACGGCATGATCTTCCCGCCGGCAGCATGTTCTATCCCTGGCTTAAATCGGCCAACCTTCACTGTGATGTTGAAATTCTGCGTAACGGCGTAAAGCTGCAGCCTGATGATGAGCTGAATTTCCCGCTCAACGATGGCGACGTGATCAGCGTGTTCGACCAGCCGAAAAGCGGCGCCATCGGTAAAGTTCTAAGTCCGATTTTTGCCCCGATTAAGTTCGTTCAAAAAATCCTGACGTCATTGCTCGGCCAGCCAAGCGCGGGCGTGGCGACAAGCAGCAACGCAAATACCTCCCCGAACAACAGCCTGAAAGGGCAAACCAACATTGCGCGAAACGGTGAGGCAAAGCCTGACAACTATGGCCAGGTGCGCGCGTACCCTGACCTGATTCAGGAGTCGCTGTTCGAGTACGACAACAACATTAAGAAAGTCACAGAGTGGATGAACTTCGGGCTGGGCCGATATGACGTCACGTCTGTTAGATACTCAGAATCGAACCTCGGCGCGCTGGCCGGTGCTTCATACCGCATCTACCAGCCAGGCGAGAACATCCCTCTGATCAATGAGGGGTTCGCTTTCGACGACATTGACGGCCAGGAGCTTCCTGGGCCGAACGAGAGCGGTGATTTTCCTGCAGAAACGGCGACGACAACCACCGATATGGTTTCTGGCGAGTTCATCGCCGGACAGGCAAAGGTGAAAATCAAGCAGAACAGCGACTTTGATTACTTCTATGACCTGCCTAAGCCTCATTCTGTGTCGTTCGTTGTCAATGTCACATACAACACGGTGTCGGGGCCAGTAACTCGCGATATTACGGTATTTGCCGATCTCTTCAGCGCGACGACAACAGACGATGGCGCCCCAGTGAACCCACAGTATTTCTATGAGTTCACGTTTGTAAATCTGGGCGGCAACGATATCAGCCAGATCCCCGACGACGCGGTAATCAACACGTCGATATTCACGCTTAACGACAATGAACCGCTGGTAATTGGCCCATCATTCTCACCGGTTGATGGGGTTCAGCTTTGGGTTCATCTGCAGGCGCAATTGGGGCATGGAGACTACGCCAGAACCAGCGTCACCTTTTGGAAGGTTGATGATGATAACAACCAGATACCCGGCACGCTGGAAAGCTACAATGTCGGGCTGAATAACGATGACGAGAACGCGGATACAAAGTATAGGACGTTCAAATTCACGCCAGTGTCTGGCAATGGCCGCTATGCGGTAACGTTCATCCGCACCAATAACAGTAACGATCACTCAATCCTGAAGGTAGAAGCTGTTCACATCGTCAGGACGCGCACCAACGTTGTTTACCCGAATGATACGCTCGTAACCGTCACTGTTACTGCGACAGAGCGCGCAACCAGTGCAAGGGAGCGAAAATATAACGCTCTAATTACCCGGCACGTCATCAGCTACAACCTGGCTACGCAGACGGTCGATTACACAGAAAGGCCGTCACGCTCGTTTGCTGACGCTGTATTGCACACCTGGCTAAAAATGGGCGGACAGCCGGAGTCGAGCATCGACATCTACGAGCTTTACTCCATCGCGGCATCGTTGCCGGATCAGCGCCTGGGTTATTTCGATTACACCTTCGACGACGAAGATATCTCGCTGGGCTCTCGGATTCAGACGATCTGTGATGCTGCGACCGTAACCGCGTTTTGGGATGGCGGGGTGTTGTCTTTCACTCGCGATGAACGGAAGCCAAGCGCAACAACGGTGTTCAACCGCGCCAACATGAAAGCGGAGGATTACAGCCTTTCCTACGACATGACGCTACCCGGTGGTTTTGATGGGGTAGAGGTAAAATATCGAAACCCGGTCACGAATAAACAGGCATTCATCCGCTATCGGATCGTCGGCAGCTCGATTGAGGAGGGGGAACCGGTAAAGGCGAAGAAATTCGACATGTTGTTTATCCGCAATTCGTACCAAGCGCGCGATCGGGCATTGAAAGAAGTTCGCCGACTGCTGTATTCACGCCAAACCATGGCAATTCGCGCGCTTGCTGATGGGGAGTGGGTGAATGTTGGGCAGATGGTGCAGGTGGCTGATATCTACGACGCGAACCAACAGGATGGCTATATCGTTGCGCGTAACGGCAACAACTTTGATACCAGCGAACAGATCGAGTGGTCAGAGGATATGTTTGTGGTCGTTACTGATGCAATCGGTACGCCTACAGCGCGCGTACAGGCATTTCCTCGCACAGATACCATATTTGGCTTCACTGCAGCAGTACCAGCAATAACCCTCAACCTCTTTGACGGCTACAACACACAGTCGCCGTCTCGTTACGTCATCGCCTCGCAAGTGGAGATGGACGCAACGAAATGGACGATCACAGAAAAGAAACCGAATGGCGACGGGACTACCTCGTTAACCATGTCTGAATACAACGATGAAATTTATAATTACGAGGTAACTGCATAAATGGCTACCACACCAACACAAAAACCTATCCCTAGCAACGACATTATTGACTTGAAGTTTAATGCCGAGAAAATAGATGAAGCAGTGAATTCAGACTCTGAAACCTACATAGATAGGTTTGGAATTGAGAGGTATACACTGGATGGGATTAGAAAGAATTTGGCGCCGCTAGGCAAAGCATATACAAAAGAACAGGCCGAATCTGCAATAGCATCAGGAGAAATAAAGGAGGGTGATTTCTTCTTCATCTGGTCTGATAACGATGAAACTATTGCTGACCAATATAAGAATATATCGGGTGTGGCAGTATTCCAAGGTTATGGGTTTGTAAGAAGTAAGCTGGTAACAGACCTATATCAGGAAATTGGGATTGAGTTATATACTCAATCGGCTAATGTGGATAATTATTATGTGGTAGCTGGTGGGGCTAACGCTGGCAAGTTGTTACCTACGAGCTCATCGCCGACGGTGGTTACCTATTTCCCTGTATTTCCAGGACAAACTTATATCGTTAAGGCATCAGACTTCCGAACAGATTTCTTTGCTGTAGCCCTTAAAGCCGACAACCAGCTCACTGAAACCACTCTGGGGTTGGTGAGCCTATCAGGAACAGGAAGCTATCGAGCCTTCACAGTTCCAGTAGGAAGTTCAGCGAAGTTCGCCTTCGTGAACGTGATGATCACGAATGGTGGATTTGATATCCGTAATAGCATTTCCATTTCTGTTGATGTTGTTAAATTTATCAACGGTATCGCTATCTATGATGACTATGCGAGAAACAAATTGCTTGATGATAACATTAGCCTGATCGAAGATGATAGCGGACAGATTTATAATAGTTTAAATAACAGGGCATGGTACTATGTTAGAGCTACAGGAGCGAATGCAGGCGATATACTTCCATTAACAGGAACAGTGTTGAACACCTTCCCTATCTCAGCAGGGAAAACATACACCATTCAGGCGTCTTCTTTTGAGCCAAACTATTTTGCAGTCACGCTAAAGAATGACAATCAAGTTACAGGGCCAACCCTGGGTCTTGTCACATTGACCGGTTCTGGAAACACTCGTTCGTTTACTGTCCCATCGGGTAGCACTGCCAAATTCGCATTCATGAACGTGTACCTTCCTGGGCCACCTTGGGATATTAGGCCAACATTATCGATTGTTGGACCCGTACAGAAAATGTCGGCGTTGAAATCGTATGGTCTAGTTGATACTCGAGCACGTCAATTAATTGCTGAAATTGATGGGAAAAAAAACTCACCAATCAAAGGGAAATCATGGGCTGTTGTCGGCGACAGCATCACAGCAAAAAATTTCAGGACGAATAAAAATTACCACGAATACATTTCTGATAATGTGGGTGGGATGACTGTATATAACTACGGAATCAGCGGTACAGGTTACTATGGACGCTCAGGGGTTGCAGATACAATTACCGAAAACCCAGATTATTTGACTGTATTTTTCGGCACAAACGATTGGGGGCAGGTGAATAACTCGAAACCACTTGGCGCCTTCCTCGATACCGGCACCGCGACGATTTCTGGTTGCATCAATACGTGTCTGCTCGGCCTGATCACCAAGTTCTATTCGAAGAAGGTTGCCGCTTTCACTCCGTTACCGCGCTTAGACAACTGGGGAAGCAACGCGGCACCTAATGCCGTCGGCTATACGCTTGAACAGCTTTCTGCGCTGATTCAACGATATGCTGCGCACTACTCGATCCCGTGCCTTGATCTCTACCACGAGAGCAACTTGCCAGTGTACGTACCAGCGGGGAATTCCTACTATTTCACGTACCCAGGCGGCTCTGCGCCCGATGGCTTGCACCCTAACGATGCCGGACACATCGTGATGGCTGCAAAAATCCAGGCGTTTCTCGAGTCGATGTAACAGTATGTCAACCGGGAGGGAACCCGGCTATTTGTACAGCATGGCAAAGTCAAATTCGAGCGCTGCATCAACGGCTTTACCCTCTGTTTCAAACGGCACATCTGACACGAGCGGCCAGCGCCCTTTATGCCAAACATAAAGCCAGTGCCGGCGCTCCTCGTCTTCGCGTATTGCGAACATCGGAGGGCTGTTCTGCTGTGGTTCTGGGTATCTGTCGTTTTCGTTGAGAATGAAGATCTGCCGGCCGGCGAGGGTGATACTGCCCATTGCTGCGCTCCGATTGTGGGTGTGCAGTAATGGTAGCCTATGGAGGGGTGATGTTTGATTTATGGGGCATGCATGGGGCAAAAAATTACCGCAAAACGATACAACTACCTGCTAAGTAGTGGCTCGACTTGCGGTAATGCTTTGTCAATAACCGTGATTCCTTGCTACTTCCAATCAATTTCCGCTTTTACGGCTGCCTATCCTTAACAAGCCGGACTGGGCCAGATAAAGGCGGGCGCCTGCAGAGCAATACGCGTTTTCATGCAAGAGGGCGGCGTGTTCAGACAT